CTTTGATATAAGTCAAATGTTCTTTGGCTCTTGTCACTTGGACATAACATAAGTTATTCTCTTGAATGATTTCCCAATCTTTTCTCGCCCACTTACTTGGGCTATAAGCATTCATACCTAGCGCATAAACGTGACCCCATTCTTTACCTTTAGAGCGATGCACTGTGGATAGGGTCAGGATAGGTTGTCCTTTTGAAGAATCACTATCTCCAAACAACCCTTTAATTTTATCGATCAATACACTGATTGGATCATCCAATTTACACTGTTCCATCAAAACCCTTAAGGTTTCTGCTTGGTCTTCAATATCATCGCATTTTGTATAATCCTCGTCGTCTCTGGCTTTGGCCATGGCTTTTATGTACCAGTTGGCTACTTTGGACTCTAGTTCGGACACCTCATCACAATCCCAACGGTTTATTAACTTAATTAGACCATCTCCAATAGCCCGTCCCTCTACCCTGCATGGAATACCCTTCTTGATAAGCTTAAAAGCCAACTCAACCAGGGGCTTCGTTACTCTGCACAAGATAGCATCGCTCGGGTTAAGGTTGGGATTCTTCAGTAGATCTTCCAACTTTAGGGAATCCACAATGCCGTCAGGCGCACCATCAAATGCTTTAATGTGGGGCACCCACCTTTGGGCTTCCTTGACAATGAGCTTTGGACAACGGAAAGTTGTTGTCAGCGGGAGATTGATGGTGTTGAATTCTTTAGCGATTAAATCCATTGCGTTGTGGTCAGCACCAGTATACGCATTGATCGACTGATGGCTATCTCCAACAGCAATTAGACGCCCATTAGGGGCAAGCATCATCTTAATGAGCTTACGTCTTACGGGGTTAGTATCCTGTGCTTCATCTAGGAGGACCCAGTCGTATTGCTTAGATTTTAACCCCAAAAGGACCGGTCCATATACCATGTCATCGAAGTCAATTATTTTAGGGATGGCCCTATTACTTTCTTTTAGGACAGCACGAGCTTCTTTGATTCCGTCACTTAGTGATGCAAACTTAGGGAGAGACAAGTCCAAAGAAAAATGGTCAACCATGTGGTTCCAAGCTTGGGTATCATCAATATTTGAAAAAATACCAATTCCAATTTGTTTGGCTTTTGATGCAGCATTTATGGCAAACGTGCGTAGATAAGGGTTCTTAACGACAGAGTCTGCAATTTTTTTGAGTTTTTTGTACCCGTCTAGCTCTACCCTTGGGTAAGAAGAGCGTAAAATTTTATACCCGAAACTATGAACGGTGCCAATATTAAGTCGATCCCCGATTTGCATTGGGCTAGATCTTACTTCAAGTTCTTTGACAATGGCTTTGTTATAGGCGCAAAAACCTACATCGCCCTTAGTTCGAGGGAGAACCCCAAGTAAAACCTTAGTTTTTCCTGACCCTGCCACAGCTTCAACAAGTGCAGATCCTTCACCTTTGACGGCCCATTCTGCTACTGCATACTGCTCAGGGGATGGGGTTGGCCCTTTGGTTGGGGTTGAATCGTCAGTAGGTTGGGGTATTAGCATCTTGGTTGCGGTTTGGTTGCGGTTTAGTAGTTGGTTGGTAGTTGGTTTATTGCTGGGTGTGTCAAATTAACTTATGGCAATATGGCAATGTCCCAGTGGGGATCTCCCGAAAGATCCACCCATGCGCAGTATTTGCCGTTAACTGAAACGAAGAATACTTTAGTGCCTTTCCGCTGTTCGATGTTGATATTGGGGTTTCCACCCATTGAATTTATCAGGCGGTTCCTGGCTTTGTTTGAGATGGGAATTGCTCGGGCCATTTTTTTCGACTTTGGAACTTACTTCTATTATAGTACATGCCTGCTGTAAAGTCAATGGCCCCAAGGTTAACCACCATTAGTTAAAACTAGGCTCTAGCAGTAGTGCCAGCATTTCCTGAATAGTTTTGTAGACGGGGTCTTCTGGGGAGAAGGAAAACTTTTGAGTTGCTTTACTATCAATCCATTCGCGGATGCCGGTTCCAAACTCAGTTGACCTGGCATACCAATCGCAGACCATCTCGGCAACGTAAACTTTCGGCATGTCATGGATGCTACCCCAGTATTCGGGGTGATGTGGGTTCACGGACTGATGATGTTTGATGACTTCAGAAAGTAAAGGGTCTGAATGAAAAAGGTGGGCAAACTCAATGCCTTTGAATTTGGAGTTATCATGGATTTGCCCGTTGGCAATTAGGTTACGACCAAGCTCAATTTCACCACGCTTCATTAGTTTGAGCCCCAGCTTATAGCAGCCCCTTTGAACATTCTGAATGTGGTTAAAAACAAGTTCGATTTTATCGATGGATTCAGTTTCGATTGTCATTTGGGGAGTGCCTGGCTTTCATCATTGATATCTAAGCTATTACCCTGCTTTACCGGGCTCTAGCAATGATAGTGATAGAATTTTTCTATGGTATCACCACACAAAGAGTTGATTAATCCATCATCAATCGTGTTTGGTAAAACGCACTCATTTTTCATTACGTGGTCGGCTTCGTCAAATAGTTGGTTTACAATAGAAATAAGTTCGCTATAGGTGACCCTACCATACTTAATATCAAGAAGGAACTCTGCGTCACCGACCAATTTCCTGTCTACGAATAACTTACCGGTCCGCATCCCTTCAATAGCCATTTTCATAAGCCTCACGCAATGGCTGGCATTCTTACCATCGTACCCGCAAGCCCGTTCAATTTCAGATCGCTTGACATTTCTATTCGTCAACCAATCTTGATAGTTGCCCCATCTTTTCAGGTCTACCCGGTATTGCTGACTGGAATGAAGTAAGGCCATGTACTCATCACTTGCCCTTGTGATTTTCTGTGTTTCGTCAAAGCATTGCGTTGGTAGGACACTCTGTTTTAGAATACCTTTCCAATCAATCTGTCCATTGAGGAGGTCGTAAAGCTCAGTGGAGGCCTGATAATATTCGATTCTATCTTTAATCAACAGATACAAATATTCAATAAACGACTCGATCTGCGACGGTGTCAAGCTTGGTGAAGGAACTCCGTAGTCTTCCCACTCTGGTTTCCTTGTCGGTGGATCCCGCAGCCATTTACGGTGGGTTTCCATCTTTTTTATTTGAGACTTTGCATACTGGACAAATGCACCAGAGATTCTTTTGGAGATTAGTTTTGTTCGGTTGTCGATTAGGGACTGCCCAAGAAAATCAAGGTAGATATAGCTATCGGGGGTCTGCCAAAGCATCTCCAGGATGTTGGGGTTTTGCGATCGTAGTAGACTGAGGTATCGCCTGATGCCATAAACTACTGAGTCGGAATTGTCTAATTCAGGAAATCTTGTCCTAAAAGTTGGTTCCCCGTCATGCTCCCACCCTTTATCCTTTTGTTCAAATGTTTCGAGCGTATTGTAAAATCTCCTTGGTGCAACACAGATACCTTTAAAGTCGAGGTCTGATATTTCGGTGTTTAAACCATAGGCGTGACTACCCGATTTACAAAACAGAATCATCCCGTCTTCGATTTCTTTTCGTGTAATTGACATTTTCCGTAGGTTTAATTAAGTAGGGTCGTTAGCTTCTAGGGGGTACTCTGATCGAATCAAGTGCTCATCTACTTCGTAATAGGACGGGATATCAATTTTGTCGTGAGGTCCATCAATGCGAAACTCTTCATGTACCGCAACCATCAAAGCATTTACAAAAGAATCTAAACTATCCAAATTTCCACAAACCCCTTTATTTGTCCGGAGACACTGAATTTCAATAGTGGCCCTATAACGTTTGATTCTCGATGCTTCGACTGAAGCAATGTCAGCTTTTAGTTTCCGAATTTGAAGGTCGGTCAGTTTGGCTAGGTCAATCAATTCCATTGGGTTTTTTTCTCTCTTTGTGCAAATCATTGGGTCCATTCCCTCAAGTCAACAATTTCATACCAATCACATTGCCGGACCCCATACTCTCCGCCTTTAACTTCGTAAGTAGTGTGGGTAGACTTAATTTCGCCCTTGTTTTTCCCCTTAATGTAGTAATCATGTGAGACCACAAACTCTACTTGCTCTTTAGCTTCTTCGTATGTTGAGAAACAACCAAACCAATCTGAAGTGCCCCCTTGAGGGTAGTAACCGTCTCCAGCAACTAACAAATATGGCTTATTCATAGCAGCACCAGATCTTCAGGGCAACAAGATTGTGATGTAACCCCTTCCCAGCCCAGCCTCGACACTGCTTTGTCAAACTTTACAAATACGTTTTTGCCATTATTGGATGATACGGTGCCATGTTCAACGTCCAGGTGGTTGATTTTCCCGTGGGCGTGCCCCGGAATATAAGCCACTCTGATTCCGGGTGTTGCAAGTTTGATGTCAATCATTGGTTTTAGTGTTATTTAATTTGATTTCTAATGATAAGACTCTTAGGGTCATCTCCTCTGCCCTGGTAGCCATCTCCTCGGCTCTGAGAGCCATGCGTTCAGCTTTGTAAGCCATTTCCTCAGCTTTGAGCAACACTTCTTCGGCATTAAGAGCCGGGGTACGTTTGTTTATGGGCGGCAATGGTTGCCTCATCCACAATGGCAGATATGCTGGGCTCCACATGAGTTTAAAGGTAAATTACAATTAGTTTGAACCTAGGACAAATCGAGCGAATCGCTTCACAACGATGTTTTCACCTACCGTGGCGGCAAAGTTTTTGACGTAAGTCTCAATAGTCATTGTACTATCCTTAATGTAAGGTTGGTCCATCAGGGATAGCTCCTTGAAGCGTTTGGCTACCCTGCCTTCAACAATTCTGCTACGCATTGCCTCTGGCTTTTTGGCAAGGTCTTCTTTGCCCATCTCGATTCTTGTCTCGTCCAAAAGGATAGACTCAGGAATTTCGCCGATTGACACATAGCTAACAGAAGGGCACGCCGCAACTTGCATTGCCAAAGTGCGAACGAACTCTTGGAATGGCCCAGATTTTGCCACAAAATCAGTTTCGCAATTCACTTCGATGAGTACACCAATTTTGCCACCTGTATGGATGTAGCTAGAGATGGTACCTTCTTTGGTTTTTCTTCCAGTTTTGCCATCCGCAATGGTAATACCCTTTTGGCGCAGCCAAGTGATTGCCCCTGCTTCATCGCCTTTGGAGTTAATAAGCGCATCCTTACAAAGGATCATTCCTGCTCCGGTTTTTTCTCGTAGAGCTTTAATTTGTGGGATCGTGGGTGGGTTGTTGGTCATTTTTGTTTTTAGATATTTGGTTAAGGGGTAACGGGTTTAGCTTTTATATCAGTTGGCATCAGTATTCAATGCCTTAATCGTCTTCGCCTTCGTAGTCATCATCTTCCCGGTCTTCGTCAAAGTCCTCGATATAATCAAAGGGACAATACCCAGAAGATAAATCGTGGTCTTCAAAAAGCTTTACAACCTTGGGGTCGTCGGATACCGTTGTGATTTCGCCTTCGGTTATGACACCGGAAATTTCACTGTGCTTTCCGAGGACTTCGCCAAAGTAGATTTCTTTTTGGCTGTTAATCAGTCGCTTTACTTCTTCAGGGTCAGCTACGAAGATTCCTTCGAGGCTACCCATACAGCCATGGTCTTGGTAGAACTTGTAGATGGCTTTTTTCGGGTTATTATTAGGGGTTGATGTCATTGTTGGGGTTGGATGGTTGGGTGCCAGGGTTATGAAAAAAGATGGGGATTTTTCGATCCCTTGCAAAGGAAATTTCATCTTGAACCCCAGGAGATCCCTGCCATCCTGGAAGTTGCAAGACAATAAGCTGATCTGACTTCTCAAGAATTGTCAAGCAGTAGTTTTGCCAAAACCCATAACCGGAAGGCAGTTCAACACCACGGTCAAAGCAAAAGTGCATGAGCAACGGTGAGAAGGCCACCAGTCCTTTCGATGCCATGTCGGCAAGTTCATAGGTGACGGCATCCATGCGAGTTTGTGTGACCGCAGGATTGCTATCGCCATATGGTGCAGCCAGGTAGATTAATGGCATTTTGCTTCTCAGCTTCTAATCTTCAGGTCGGTCATAATTGACCCCTAGGAGTTCACAAAGCTCACGGGCAAAGTCAATCTCACCTACCCGAGCACCATCGTTAAAGGCATCATCATAGCTACCAGCATCTATCGGATAGTATTCACCCTCGTCGGGCGATCGGTCTAAAGCGTGTTGCTGAGATGCTGTGTATTTAATTTTAGAGATTAAGGTGTCAATTTTTTCGTTGGAGGCTAGAAGTTCAGGTTGGTTTTCCATTTGCGTTTATTGTGATTTGAGAATGATGCCAATGCCATGTTCGGTAACTACAGGTTCGTAACTCCGGAGATCCACAGGTTCTACGGTGTCCTCCTTGAGTGTTACCTTCCCGTCATTAAGAAACCTGAGGAAAGTTCTAGCCCTACTAATAGTCGCATTGGCTTGTCTAACTGCTTTTCTAGCCCCATAATGGTAAAGAACCCGTTCACACTCCTCCAGGCTAAATAGCATGTCAATAAACAAAGAATGGATTTCCTCTGGGGTGGCAGGTTGTTTGGCGAGTTCAGGCACGGGATTGGTTTCGGGCATACCTGTAGTATAGCATGTTAGACCCGGAAAGTCAACGGGGTTTTGGCCCGCACTAACCTTGTCATAAATGATCAAAAAAGTCCCAAAGCAATGTATAAATTAAATACAAGATGACACCAAGTGTTGCAGCGGCTAAGGTTATTGGGAATACCGGAAAGCCTTTAATTGCTAGAGTCACTATGCCCGCTAAGGATAGGAAGGTAAATAAGTGGTTTCTTACGCCCTTTCTTACGTCTTTCGGAATTTCCGGGAGTTCAATACGCTTCCACCATTTATCGTGGTTCCGACACCATTGACCTTTAAGGACCAGTTTTTCGTTTTGCCAGCCCCCATAGAGAAGTGGTTGCAATTTGGCGACAATAACGGTGGTTGCAGTTCTCTGGGGGCATACCGTCGCTTGCAAATTCATAGAATGGGGTAGT